TAAGAAAGACTACCATAAACCAATTGATAGAGAGTGGCGTTGACCACCTTGCAATCATGTCCGTGACAGGGCATAAGAACGTGGCAAGTTTGAATGCTTACGTTAAACATAACTTGGAGACTGCTAAGTCTGCACTAAGTAGAAGGAATAAGAAATGATTGAGTTAGAGATGTGGGCCATAAAGGACACTGAGAAAAACACTCTGGTGATAACTAAGTTTGGCAGGTCTTTTTGGAAACGTAAGATGAACCCCAGAGGTGTAAATATAGTAGGATATAGCGGATACAAGAAAGATGTAGATGCTGGGTCATTAGATATGTTGAAACCTATTAGGGTTAAAGTGGTGGAGATTGCAGATGATTGAAGCAACATACATAGACCACATGGGTACTGACCTATCAGTGGTGAATGCAGCACGGGTTAGCTTTGGTAAGAAGAGTACGTGGTCTGGTCAGGAAGGTGGCTTAGACGATGGTGAAGGTGGTATGGGCGTACTAAATGATACCGACACCAAGCTAATCAACTACCTAGCCAAGCATAAACATACCTCACCCTTCGGTCACGCCTTTGCATCCTTTCACGTTAAGGCACCTGTGTTTGTGGCACGACAGCTAGTCAAGCATAAGTTTCTGCGCTGGAATGAGATCAGTCGTAGATACGTGAGCGATAAACCAGAGTTTTATAGCCCAGAGGTATGGCGTGGCAAGGCTGTGGATAAGAAGCAGGGCAGTAGTGATGAAGTAGTGAAAATGCTACACTGGATAGTTGAAGACCCTGAGCTTTCTATTGAGGGGCATACAGAATATGATAATGTAAGTGACACACCTGACAGATGGTCATCATATGTAAATGATAGAGCGTTAGACCTATACAACGCTATGCTTAACAGTGACGTAGCACCAGAGCAAGCACGTATGGTACTGCCTCAGTCTATAATGACTGAGTGGTACTGGTCAGGTAGCCTTGACGCCTTCGCTGATATGTGTATCTTAAGGTGCAAGGATGATACTCAAGAGGAGACAAGGCAAGTGGCAGATCAAATCAGCACTGCCATGAAGGATTTGTTTCCAATATCTTGGGAAGCTTTAACGAAAGGATATGATTAATGTATACAGTAGAATTTGAATCCGATGCCTCTGTGGTTACAACACTAGATCAATCAGAGTTGCATGAAGATGTTGAGATGATCTATACTGATGGTGGAGTAGTATACATACGTCAGTATGAACCTATAACTGAATCATATAATTTGATATACATGAGTCATCAACAATGGTATGACCTGTTGGCAGGCTATAGGTCACCAGAAGGCTCATACTATTTGACAAACAAAAAGAAAGGAGATAAGGCAGATGGCTACAGGGGATAACCCACACCTAGCTTGTCCATTTACTGACTGCGGATCAAGCGATGCATTCAATTGGAATGACGATGGCTTTGGTCAATGTCATTCTTGCAGCAGGGCATACCCATCCAAGGGCATGTCCGAAACATACGAATGGGTTAAGCAAGAGTACCCATTAAAGGAAAGGAAGAAGCCTATGGAGATACCCGTAACGGGTGGTACATACCAAGGTATCAGATCTATTGATGCTGATGTTTGTGAGATGTACAGCATTCAATTACAGACAGGTGCTAATGGTGAGCCAGTGCGCTATGCCTATAAGTACCCACACACAGTCAAGTACAGGCTAGTATCTGACAAGTCTAAGTCTTGGACTAAGGACAGGGGTATGGGTATGAACCATCTCTTTGGTCCAGAGTTCAATGCTGGTACAAGTAATCGTATCTATCTTACTGAGGGTGAGTTTGATGCTGCATCCCTGTATCAGATACTAGGTAAGACTTATCCAGTTAAGTCATTGCCCAGCGCATCTATCGGTGAGAAGTTTATCAAACACAATCACCCTTACCTGTCGTCATTCAAAGAGATTGTCTACGCTGGTGAGTTAGATGAGGCTGGGCGTAGGGCAGCTGACAAGTTGTACTCAGCCTTCCCTGATAAGTTCTGGTACGTACCCATGTCTAAGTACAAGGATGCCAATGACTTCCTTCAGGCTGGTGATGGCAATGATCTGATGTGGGCAGCACGTAAGCCACAACGATACTCACCAGAAAACTTCTTCTGTTCGGATCAGGATGTTGAGGATGCAATCCTTAATGAGAATCCATATGAGTATGTACCTACAGGTCATGCTGGACTTGACGAGAAGATCAGGGGCATGGTCAAGGGTGGGCTTACATTCATCAAGGCACCTCGTGGTACTGGTAAGACAGAGGTGATACGATACTTCGAGACAGGTCTACTGCGTGATGAAGAGAGCCGTGTTGCTATGCTTCACATGGAGGAGATGAAGTCCACTACCTATCGTTCAATGGCAACGTATCACTTAGGTGTCAACGTCAGGACTAAGGATGATGCCAGAGAAAACAATGTATCAGAGGGAGAGGTAATCAAGGCAGCTAAGGAAGCTACCAAGGCTGAACGTACTATCATCTTTGAGATGATGTCACATGATGATCCACTCAAGTTGTTAGACTATGTACGTCTTGCAGCTACAGTGTATGGTGCCGGCTTCATCTTCATTGACCACGTACAACGTCTTGCTTACTTGTCTAGCTCAGGTGTTGATGGTGCCACTAGCACGTTGACTACACTAGGTTCACGCATGGCACAGCTTGCCAAGGAGTTGAACATTGGTGTTGTGTTTATCTCACAGGTCAATGACGATGGACGTACAAAGTATGCAGCTTCCCTTGAGGAAGAGGCTATCATATGTATCAAGCTTGAGCGTGATGTTGATACTGAGGATGAGATACTTCAGAACACTACAAACTTTATAGTTGACAAGAACAGACCATTCGCTAAGTTAGGCAATGCAGGTTCAGTGTACTACGATCCAGACACTACGATCCTTTCTGAAGATGCACCTTATGCAGGGAGTGAGATGGCAGCATGATAGTATTCGATGTAGAAGCAGACAACCTCTTGGAAGATGCTACTAAAATACATTGCCTATCCTATACTGCCGATGGCTCTAAGCCTGTAAGTCTTGTTGACTATGGGGATATGCGTAAGCTTATCTTATCTCAACGTGGTTTGATTGGTCACAATATTGTGGCTTATGATGTACCGCTGCTTGAGAAGTTACTTGGCATACAGATCAAGGCCAGACTGTTTGATACCTTGTCTATGTCTTGGGTTCTTAACTACAATAGATCCAAGCATGGACTTGATAGTTTCGGAGAGGAGTTCGGCATACCTAAGCCTGTCGTAACTGACTGGTCCGAACAAGATGTACAAGTTTACATACACCGCTGTGAAGAAGACGTTAAGATTAATTGGGAGCTATGGCAAAACCTACTGCATCGCTTTAAGTTTATCTACAAGGACGATAAGCTACTGGATAAATTCTTTCGATACTTACAATTCAAAATGTCTTGTGCTGCTTCGGCAGAGCAAGTTGGTTGGCGTCTTGATAAACAGTTAGCCAAGACTAGTATCAATACATTAGTCTACCAACAGGAAGATAAGATAACAGAGCTTACATCTGTGATGCCTAAGCAAAGGGTTAACGCTGTGAAGCGTAAGCCAAAGGTTTGTTTCAAGCAAGATGGATCACCCTCATCACATGGTGAACGGTGGTTCTCTTTACTTGCTGAAAATAATCTGCCTAATCATCATGACGAAGACATCATTACCTTGAAGGGTTGGAAAGAACCTAACCCTAAGTCTTCTCCACAGGTTAAGGATTGGTTGTTCTCATTGGGTTGGGTGCCATGCACACACAAGTATGAGAAGGACGATGAGGGTAACGAAAGGACCATACCTCAGGTTCGTAACGAAGGGGAGCTTACTGACTCAGTTAAGCTTCTCATTGATAAGCATCCATCAGTGGGTGTTCTTGATGGCCTTACTATCATTCAGCATAGGCTCTCTATATTCCAAGGGTTCATTGACTGTGAACGTGATGGGTACGTCAAGGCTGGAATCAAAGGCTTGACTAACACACTACGATTCAAACACAGAAAGCCTTTGGTTAACCTACCTGGGGTTGATAAGCCTTGGGGTAAAGAAGTACGTGCATGTTTGATTGCAGATGAAGGTTATGTATTGTGTGGAGCAGACATGACATCCCTAGAGGATACTACTAAGCGCCACTACATGAAGCCTTATGATCCAGACTATGTAGAGGAGATGGCTAGGGAGGGATTCGATCCTCACCTTGACCTCGCCAAACATGCTGGCGCTGTAACTCAAGCTCAGATAAATAAGCATAACTCTGGAGAAGTTTCTCTAAAGTCTTTGCGTAAGAACTACAAGGTGGTGAACTACTCTGCTACCTATGGTGTAGGTCCAGCCAAGCTATCACGTACTACAGGAATGCCAATACCTCAGGCAGCTTCACTGCTTGCTGCGTATTGGAAACGCAACTGGTCTGTCAAAGCTTTCTCTGAGTCTCAGTTGATACGAAAGATTGATGGTGAGATGTGGGTACAAAACCCAGTCAGTAAGTTCTGGCACAGTCTTCGATACGAGAAGGATGTATTCTCTACTATCAATCAATCAACAGGTGCTTACTGCTTTGACAAGTGGGTTGCATACTACAGGACGAAGCGTCCCAATATCCTTGGGCAGTTTCACGACGAGACAATCAATCAAGTTAAGGTAGGTAACGAACAAGAACATTCGTCTATCCTACAATGGGCGATTGCAAAGGTGAATCAAGAACTTAAATTAAATGTTGATTTAGGTATTGACGTGCAGTACGGTACAACGTACAGTGAAATACATTAACATAGGAGGGCCTTATGGCTACACGTATAGTAAAACTAACAGGCATTGGTGAATGGGCTAAAGTCTTTGAAGATAATAGAGACATGCAAGGTTATGATGGAGTCTATGAATCTTGCAATGGAGCCTGTACAATTGACTTAGTGTTAGATGAAGATAACATGGCGAAGCTTAAAGCTTCTCGCTCTATTAAGAGAGGCAAGCCTGACCCAGAAGGCCGTGGTCATACGGTTAGGTTTGTACGGAAGTTTGATGGTGGTCAGCCACGTAACAGTGGCGCACCCATTGTCCTTAAGGATGATGGTACACCTTGGACCTATGCCGATGATGGTACTATTGGTAATGGTTCAACAGTAGAAGTAACATTGTCTGTCTACGATACACGTATGGCAAACATTGTTGGAACACGTTTAGATAAGGTTAAGGTCATTGAACATCTCGAATATGTTCCTGACACAGGTGAGACTCCTCCACCTGTAACTGAGGCTAATGGTAAATCTGTTCCACACCCTGTGGCTGAGGACGACATACTGTTCTAGCCCAACTAGTGGGGTAAGTGTTTATTTCCTTTTCGCTTACCCCACATTTTATTTAGGAGTCGTAATGAAAAAGATAGAGAATATGTCTAACGAAGAGTACCATTCAGTAGATGGTATATCTTCAAGTGCTGTAAAGGCGGTGTATAAAAAGTCACTGGCTCACTGGAAAGGACAAAAGATTTCTCAATCAGCAGCATTTGCAATGGGTAATGCTGTCCATGCAAATTTGTTAGAGAAAGAAAAGAACCTAGTAGTCAAGGGGCCTAAGACTAAAGCTAGTGCTGCCTTCAAGACTATGAAAGAAAACCTAACTGAAGATCAAGTTCTTCTGACTGAGGTAGAGTTTAATGTAGCCAATTGTATTACTAGGGGTGCGCTAAACAATCCTGTATGTGCTGATGCTTTGAATCATCCTGATAGGGTGAATGAAATTAGTATCTTTGTAGAAGATCCAGTGTCAGGGCTTACGTTAAAGACAAGACCTGACTTAATGATTGAGGCTAACAATACTGTGTACGATGTAAAGACTACACAAGATGCCAGCCCTAAAGGTTTTCTAAGTGAGTGTGTGAAGTATGGATACTTTATCCAAGGTGCTCATTATGTTTATACCTGTAAGCTTGCAGGCTATGACGTAAAAGATTTTGCATTCATTGCCTGTGAGAAGGCAGCACCTTTCTTGTCGCATCTACACCTGATGGGTCCAGAGGTTATGGCTTGGGCTAACATCCAACTTCATAAAACTCTGGCTGTCATTGCTAGAGCAGAGAAGGATGTAGACTATGGCACAGGTTGGGGTGACTACACTCTTATGGAGAAACCACCATGGCTGTAAATAGATATGACTAGAGCAGCTAAAGCTAAGGGTAGGGGTGGTCAGCAAGAGGTCAGGGATAAACTACTAGAGACATTCCCTGAGTTTGAGAATGATGACATCAAAAGCACAACTATGGGCGATGGTGGAGAAGACATCCAGCTATCGCCAGCTGCTAGGAAGACAATGCCTATTAGCATTGAAGTTAAAAGACGTAAGGCTGGTATGAAAACTGCGTATGATTACCTTGATCAAGCAGGTAAGCATGGCAAAGGTGAGCCAGTAGTTTTTTACAGATCTGATAGACAACCCTGGATTATCATGGTAGGCATGGAACATTACATGGAACTACTAAGGAACTGGAAAAAATGACAGTAAAGATTTGGGATATACTAGAAGGGCCTGTTCATAGAGATGAATGCCCATATAGTTATGAGTGGCCTAAAGGTACTAAGTATAGTATGCTCTGTAAGGCTGAAGAGGACGGTGAACTATTTGATGCTGACTTTTATTTTGAGGCATATGAAGATGCTTATGAATGGAAGATTTATTTTGAAACAAACATCGAACCTTTAATTATAAACTCGGAGGAAAATGATGCTTGACTATATCCCCTCCTTAAATATAACTAAGGACTTTCACTGTGCAATTTGAACTCAACTTAACCATCAAGGTTGACCCCCAAGCAAACTTCTTAGAGGTTGATCGCAACTATAATCTTGCTGTCGTAGGTGAGGTTATTCAAGATTGCCTATACGATATAGACGACATAAAAGTAATTGACTGTGAGGTAAAACAAGATGACTAAAATAACTATTGATGATAAAGATTATGACACTGATAACTTTAGTGAAGATCAAAACAACATTGCAAATACTCTAACCCTTGGTATGAATACCATGTCAATTCTTAATCATACACTTCAAAGTGTTAGAACTATTCAGCAGTTAAAAACAAATGAGTTAAAAAAATCTTTGGCCTTGGTCGATGATGCTCAGTCAGAATTAAAACTGTGATAAATATTTCTGATCTGAGAAGCATGGGTTACTTTGATGCAATTGATGCAGACAAAGATCCACTCAAGGCATATAGCAATTGGGTTGAGACTAAGATCTTAACCTCACGTAGTGAACGTCTTGTAGAGAATACACTAGGTCTTGTTGGTGAGGCTGGGGAAGTAGCTGAGAAAGTTAAGAAGCTTATTAGAGACAAGTCTAAGTTCAGTAACAAAGATATCATCAAGGAACTAGGGGATGTAATGTTTTATGTTACTGCCCTAGCTAATTACCATGGATCTGATCTACGTGAAGTCATTGAGGAGAACATAAAAAAATTAGAGAGCCGACAGTCTAGAGGAAAACTAAAAGGAAATGGGGACGACAGATGAATAACTATCTACCAACAGACTATCAAGCCTTCATACACAAGTCACGTTATGCACGTTGGCTAGACAAAGAGGGAAGGCGTGAGACTTGGGGCGAGACAGTAGCGAGATACATGGAACACATAGTAACTCCTAATGCAGGCAGCAGTTCATACACCAGAGAGATTGAGCAAGCTATCCTATCGTTAGATGTTATGCCTAGTATGAGAGCCTTGATGACAGCTGGGCCAGCTATGGCACGAGACAATACAGCTGGGTACAACTGTTCATACTTACCAGTAGATGACATGAAAGCTTTTGATGAGGCTATGTTTATCTTGCTATGTGGTACAGGTGTTGGGTTCTCAGTGGAACGTCAATCAGTAAGTAAGCTTCCAGAGATACCTGAGTTGTTTGATAGTGAGACATCTATTGTTGTTAAGGATAGCAAAGAAGGATGGGCTAAGTCCCTACGTCAATTGATTGCACTCCTGTACAGCGGTGAGATTCCTAAGTGGGATGTCTCTCGTGTTCGACCTTCTGGTGCCAAGCTTAAGACCTTTGGTGGACGTGCATCAGGCCCAGCGCCTCTTGTTGACCTATTTAATTTTACTATCCGTACCTTTAAGGATGCACAAGGACGCAGGCTATCATCCCTTGAGTGTCACGACATCATGTGTAAGATTGGTGAAGTAGTAGTGGTCGGCGGTGTTCGTCGTAGTGCTATGATATCCTTGAGTAATCTATCAGATGATCGTATGCGTCACGCTAAGTCAGGTGCATGGTGGGAGAACAATCCACAACGTGCTTTAGCTAACAACTCTGTGGCCTTTACAGAGAAGCCCGATAGCTTATCATTCATGCGTGAGTGGATGGCATTGGTTGAGTCAGGCTCAGGTGAGCGTGGTATCTTCAACCGTCAGGCATCTAAGGTACAGGCTGCTAAGAATGGACGCCGTGATGCAACGTATGAGTTCGGAACTAATCCATGTTCGGAGATAATTTTGCGGCCGATGCAGTTTTGTAATCTAACAGAGGTAGTTGTACGTGCAACAGATAACATCGGTGACCTAGAGAAGAAGGTTCGTATGGCTACCATACTTGGTACTATTCAATCCTCGTTCACTAAGTTCCCTTACCTACGTAAGATATGGCAGAAGAACACAGAGGAGGAACGCTTACTAGGTGTATCTATGACAGGCATCATGGATAATACCCTGATGACTACAAAGAATACTGGCTTGGAGAAAACACTTGAGCACCTTAAGTCTATTGCTGTTATTACTAACGCTGAGTGGGCTGAACGCCTTGGTATCCCTGTCGCTACTGCTATCAGCTGTGTTAAACCTTCAGGCACGGTTTCACAACTGGTTAATTCAAGCAGCGGGATACATGCTCGTCACTCACCCTATTATATTCGCACTGTTCGTGGTGATAACAAAGACCCACTGACACAGTTTATGAAGGACCAGAAGATACCTAACCAGCCAGATGTAATGAAGCCTGACCAGACTACTGTGTTCAGCTTTCCTATGAAAGCTCCAGATGGTGCAATAGTTACTGCTGATATGTCTGCCATTGAACAGCTAGAGATGTGGTTAGCCTATCAACGATCATGGTGTGAGCATAAGCCATCCGTAACTATAAATGTTAAAAATGACGAATGGTTTGAAGTAGGAGCTTTTGTTTACAAACACTTCGATGAGATGTCTGGTGTATCTTTCCTACCCTTCAATGAACACACATACCAACAGGCACCCTATCAAGACTGTAGTAAGACAGATTACAAAACCCTTCTGTCTTGTATGCCTAAGGCTATTGACTGGACTAAGCTGTCTGAATATGAGAAGGAAGACAACACTGCAGGTAGTCAGACACTAGCATGTTCTGGTGACAGCTGTGAGATTGTAGACCTAGTATAGGATGTACACCTAAGCATGTGTTAAAACTGCTACTCAACCACCCCTAGCTCAACTGGATAGAGCAAGTCACTTCTAATGACTAGGTTGCAGGTTCGAGTCCTGCGGGGTGGACCAACAAGCAAAGGATATTAAGATGTGGACTATCATTGTAAGAAGCCAGTGTAACTTTTGTGATAGCGCCAAGGCTTTGCTTGAAGCTAAAGGACAATCTTACACTACCTACTCTGTTCAAGAGCCTTCTAGTAAGTGGGTATTGACTATAGCTAAGAAGGCAGGGTATACTACAGTACCACAAATATTTAAACCAGATGGAACCCATGTTGGGGGCTACAGAGACCTGAAGGAATATTTCGATGAAACCAGTACGTAAAAGTTTTAACCGTGCTTTGTATCAAGCTTACGACAAGAAGGCTAAGGATACATTAGTAGAGTTGCTAGAGACTAAGGGCCACACCATTGTTAATACCGAAGAGAACTACTTTGTAGACGTTGTATCCCAGAAGGAGGGCTATACATACTTCAATGAGGCTGAGGTAAAGGTAGCCTGGAAAGAAGACTGGCCTCCACATTGGGAAGAGATACGTATCCCTGAACGTAAGCAAAGGTTACTGGACAAGTATGAGGGTACTAATGGAGTGTTAAATTTCTATGTATTCCGTGAAGACATGAAGCAAGCTTGGCGTATCAAGGATAACCTACTTACTAAAGAGAGCTTGGCTGAAGCTAAGGGTAGATACATACAGAAAGGTGAGCTATTCTTTCACATCCCCTATACATCAGCTGAGTTGGTGATTACATGATGAAAGAAACTTATTTAGCTGGCCTCAAAAAAGATATAGAAGATACAAACTATGCCTTGGCTGAAAAATATGACGCAGTAAATCGACCTGCTCACTACAATATGGGTGGGGTAGAATGTATTGATTACATCAAGCAAGTAGTAGGCTTAGATGGGTTCATTGCTTACTGCCACGGCAATATGATTAAGTACCAACACCGCTACCGATACAAGCAGAAGCCTGCAGAAGACATGAAGAAAGCTGCATGGTACTTAGAGAAGATGAACGAAGCTTTGGCAGAGAAACATAAGTAAGGGTAACCTATGGGCAGACCAACCAAGAGATCTAAGAATGACTTACCTCCTCTTGAAGAAGAGGCTAAGGCTTATGTAAAAAAGAATCGACCCAAAGAAAAACCCCTGACCTCTCGCAGGTATCTAGCTGGACAAGCCTTAGCTGGATTACTTGCAAGTGGCAGGGGTCTTGGTCATGTCGAAGAGGTTAAGAGGGAAGCCTACAACTGGGCAGACATAATGGATGAAGACGATTAGTAGGGGGCCGAAAGGCCCCTTTACTTTTTCAAGTCCCTAAAGATTATATCATTTCTATTTTCTATAATATATAAGATATACTCAAGTTTTTCTTTACCCCCTATCTCACCTTTAATATCTTCTATATTACCATCATATCCACTAAGTCTTATAGCTTCTTGGATATAACTTTTATTTTTTTTGTTTATATTATTTTCTAGCAATAATATCTCATCGCTAACATCGGTGCTTCTATTTAAAACTTCAAGAGCACTAGCTCTAACTTTAACTTTTACCCTTCGCACTACTTCAATACGTTGTATCAAAGGTAAATTAAAGTAATCTCCCGCTTCATCCATTGCTTTAGCGGACTCATAGTTAAGTATGTCACTTACTAATTCATCTAACCTATTTTTATACTCAGGACTTCCGCCCCATCTTACAGCTTGCCATGCTTGTTCACCTATAGATCCAAGCATTCTTTCGGAAGGAGTCAAGGGTGCAGATGTCCTAACACCACCCAAAGTTCTGCCAGGATCTACAAAAGAATTACCTTTACCTCTAGTACTATATTCTCTAGTAGGTATATCTCCAACAGGGGGTATAAATTTATTGACGTATTTTAAGGAAGCATTAATAAACTTTTGAGTCGTAGTTCCTTGACGCAAATCAGGTTGACTAAAGTCTCCAGTAGCAAACATAATAGCTTGGTTCACAGGTTCTAAGAATCTTGTACCCCCTGAGACTACACGAGAAAAACCTGCTGAAAGAACCTCTACAGATTTTCTTACACTTGCATCACCGTTACCTTCTAGTACAGTGGTAAATAAATCTTTAAGTGTGTAGTACAGCTCTCCTGTATCCCTAAAACTCTGGGAGACTAACACTGCTGAAGCTTCTTCTATTAAAGCAGGAGGAACTTTGCCATCTATTTCTACATGAGCAAGCATCTGACTAAGTAGTTCTACATACCCACGAGGAAATTCATAAGTATCATCACGAGTAGATCCATCATTTAAAGGAGATTGTTTCCAAGGTACGCCGAGTTTAACTTTTTCTTTTGCCTCTTCAAAATTAGAAGTCCCTCCTGGTAGTTGTCCATAAACTAAACCAACACCTACAAGACCTTTAGAAACAAACTTAAGTCCCTTGTCATCCATTGTCTTAACTCTTGCGATATGCCTTACTGCATTGACCATAGTTATGTCACCCAAGGTAGCAGTAGCCGTATTAAAGAACCTACCAAAAGGAAGTAAGAAGCCTCCTCCAGAACTATTAGAAACTTTTTCAATCCCTTTAGCCATTGTCAACATCCAAGTATCGCCCTTCATACCAGACCAAGATGTTGAATAGGTTTCTCTTTTAGCTTCAGCTATTGCGGGTTCCAATACCATCTCTAGATATTCTGGACTAAACATCTTTGCGTATGCATCGGGTTGTGTTATAAATTCATTATAACTTACACCGTAATTTTTCATAATGTTTGTATCAAGATGACCCATCAACGAAATCATTTTTGTAGTTTCGTCCTGAAGTTTTACCCCCATAGCAGACTGAAGAAGGTTAATAGATTTTTCTGATAATTGATTAACTTTAGAATTAGGATCTAAACCTAACCTCTCTAGTATATTTAAATTGTCTACACCACCAGCACGTTCCGCAAAAAGATCGTCAACTATATTGGGGTGCAGTTTTAAATAGCCCTCTGCAGATTCAATAGTAGCGTCAGAAGACATTAAGTTTAAGCCTCTCCTAGCAGAACCTAATAAAGAACCTTTAGCCATCCTAATGCTACTCTTAGCACCTTCAGCGTTACCAAACAAAGCTTGACCTGCGGCTTTAGTAGTTAATAAACCAGACAGTATTGTGTCTGAAGCCATACCCATAGTGTGAGTGTAAGCCCAGCCCTTAACGTTTAGTCCTAAGGTAGATGGGTGAGAAGTAACCGCACGTTTCCATAGTGACTGTAAGTATTTTACTCTTTGTGGACCAGCAGGTACTTCCTTAAGACCCTTACCAAACATATCATCTACAGTAATATCCTCAGGTCTTTTATTTAAAATTTTAGACATGGTACTTCTTTG